CTAGCATCGTTCAGGGTTCCAATATGAAGGAATCCCCCAATACATTGCTGGTTCCGTACGACGTTTTCAGGATTATTTCGACTACTCCACGCAGTAGTACCTCCGATACTACAGTCCTTGAGTTCTTCCTTCGGACTAACCCCTTCATCCGCTCCGTTGAGCCTATCAATGAGCTGGAAGCTGGTAAATCTGAACTGAGCAAGGACCGCATTATCTGCTACGACCGCTCCCCTGAGAAGCTCCAGCTGCACATTCCACGCACCCTGGAATTCCTTCCCCCGGTTCGTAACAACCTGGAATTCACCGTAGCCGCACACGCTCGTGTTGGCGGTGTGTCCCTGTACTACCCCAAGAGCGTTCTCTATCTCGAGAAGGCCTGATAACTAACACACATAGCCTGAAAAAATGATCATCACCTACACCCCACAACTGGAAAACCCACCAAGGGATAAGGAGGTCACGCTCGGCTTCTCGATTATCGGGGAGCGAGCTGGCGTCACTAAGCGTGTCCAACTCAAGTCAGGCGTCAACCGTGACGTTCCTGCCTCTGATTGGGAGAAGATCAAGGCGATGCCTCTTGTAGGCGAACTCCTTGCAATCGGTGCGCTGTCAGTTCAGGAAGACGTAGAGGTTGTCTCGACACCTGAAGGTCAGGCGTCAGGCGGTCTTGAGACTATGCCTGTCAAAGAGGCCCTTAACGCCATCTACGGCACATTCGACTTGGACCTGCTCAAGGAGTGGGACTACGCCGAGCGTCGTGTACGGATTAAGAACGCCATTGCCAAGCGAGTTAAAGCGATTACTGAAGGGGAAGGCTGATGACTGTTTCCGCCACCACGTTTCTAACTAGGTTTCCTGAATTTGGGAACATAGAGATTGGCGTGGTGACGGCCACAGTGGCGGAGGCAAATCGTCAATGTGATGTTGATGTATGGGGTGAGCTACATGATGATGGAGTTAATTACTTAACTGCACACATGCTTGCCCTTCGTACACAAGCAATTGGGCAGCAAGTAGGAGCCGTCTCTGGTGGAAACACTGGTGACGGCTTTAAAGCAACTAATTACGGGTACATATATCAACTGATGCAATCAAGCTTAGAAGTCGCCACTGGATTTACGTTCTGATGGGAGCATACGCACCTTTCGACAACGCATCCATTAACTTCGATGTTTATAGCTCGTTCACACTGGATGCCAACACAGGAAACCATGTCCCGGTGACTGTCACCGAGGCATATATTGCCAATATTCAACTACAAGCAAATAAATCTGATTCTAAGCCTGGTATTGATGAGAATGAGATGGCCTGTAAAGGTCGCCTGTTATCACCAACACAATTCAGTGACAAGGTAAAGGTTGGAAGCATTGCCACATGCACGGTTAACGGCATTGAAGGCACTCTGCGTCTTACAGATTTAGGAAGCAACACACTCACATTCGCCAGGAGTACTCTTTTTCAAGAGTTTATTGGCGTTTTTGAGCAGAATGGCAAAGCAGGTTAACTATGGCGACTCCAAAAAAGCTAGATACGTCTGCCCTTGATAAAGCTATTGCCAAAGCCACAGAAGGCTTGGTTAACCGTTTATCGGCTGAATACACAAAAGAAATATCTTCTGCTAAGTGGGATTGGACAGACGGCTCACGAAGAGATATTGTTGACACCGGAAGGCTTCGCGCAAGCCAGACTGTTAGGCAAGTTTCTGATAGTAAGTACGAATTTTCATGGCCTGTTGAATACGCCACACAGGTGCATGAAGGCGCAAAACTAAAAGGAGGTGGAGAGTGGCCTGCGAGGCCATGGACCCGTACAGCTTTGGAAAATGTAGATTCTAAGAAGTACTTTGAGACTATACTTAGGAGAGAGTTAAGTGGCTAGCGCATATCAAGTACGTTCGTTAGTTAACTCAGCTATTGGATCTCATCTAGGAAATTACAATCTCCCAGACGGATCTACGTCCCCCGCCCTATGGGTAAGGGGTCAACAGCAAGTTCCCAAAGATTGGACAATCACCGGCATCGAATGTGTCATTGATGAAGTCCCTGAAATGGTGAACCAGCCCACCTTGTCTCAAGCTGTATTTCTGTCAACACGTTGGCCGATTTATCTAACCAGTTATGACACGGCTAAAACATTAGCCGAGGTGCGCGAGCTTCTCTTTCAGTGGTTCCCGGATATCCAGGATCCTGTGCATGTAGCTCAGACTGACATCTCCTTTGAAACACTGAAAGTGTTTATCCCCGATTACTCAATTCAACCCGAGAGAAGCTAATGGCTAATCTTCCTGGTGGTGCTTTTGCTAAAGGGCGGGACCGCATCGTGCGTATCGCTGACCCTGGTGGCACCCGTAAATTTTGCACCGTTACTGCCGGTGCTATCACAATGCCTTCAGGGCTTACATACAACTTCCTGAAAGGCGCAACACAAGCTGAATTCACACCAGCGCCTAATTCACAGGAATTCTTCCTGCTTGGCGACAACGGCTGGAGGGATTCTGTTGGTGTAACACAGGCTGGCGAGATGTCCTGCTCTGCGTTCTTCATCAACAGTCTGGATGCCTCCAATGAACCAGAAGCGGCAATTGATGATGCCCTTCAGTTGGTTCTGAATGCTGAGTCTGATCCTGACGTCGAGGTCTGGGTGGAGATGTTCACCTTCCTGGGTGAAGACGCTTCGAGCAACTACAAGTACCACGCTCGTGCCTTCCAAAGTTCCATCGTGAACGTGTCTGAGGCTGCACCTTCTGACGGCTTGATTGAGTACTCCTGGACCTTCCAGTCCCGAGGTGAAGTCTGGTCCGGCATCTTCGACAGCGGCTCAGCTCCCCTTAGCGTCTACTGATGACTGAGTACGATCTGCTGGTCTCTGAAGACGAGCGGTCATACCTCATCAACTGTGTAAGACGAAACGATTTACTCGAAGTTGGGGCGGTGTTTATCGCCCCTTCGTCGTCTTCACCAATGAAACTTATTGCAGAAGATGGTGGTAAATTGATCGTGACTCTTCCACCAAACGTGGTTGAACAGCCGACCGAAATGGTGGCTGTAGACACATCATTTTTCATAGATTAATGAGCAAGTATTCAAACCTTTTCTTTTCAGAGAAAGAGTATTACGAGATTCTCCCCTTCCGATTCCCCATTTACAAGGATCTGGTTGCAGGCGAGGCAGAAGGAGTCGAGAACATTGCGCGAAACCAAGCGCAGAACACCTACACGCTTCTGAAGATTGCCAAGCAGCTGTCCAAGAAGAAAAAGATTTCGGTAAAAGAAGCGCTTGATATCCTTTCCGACGCAGATAGCGATAACGAGATCATCTACGACTACGCAGAAGAACTAGCTGAAGTTCAACGGAAGGGTTCGACCGTTGCAGAACAGCAGATTGACATGGTCACTCTCTTCCTGAAATACAGGGGCGAGATTGAGCAAGGCGATGACTGGGAACCGGTGCAAGATTGGACTAGAGAAGACACCTTGGCTATGCCAACCAGGCTAATGAACGATGTCTTCGAGTTTGTTAACTGGGAGCGTAATGGTTGGCCGGAGGAGGGAAAGTAACAGAGAGGGATAAAGACCCGGAAGAACTGATAGAGATCTATCAAAAGTATCTGGCTTCTAAACCCCTCGACGTACTAGCCCTCTACCTACAACTGCGCTGCACTCCTCTAGGCACTGATTACCCTAAAGAAGTCTTTATCCGTACTCCCATTGGGTTGATCGGCCATCTTCTGAAGACCTGTCACGAGGATGAGAAGCGCCGTGCAAATATCGGATCTATCAGCACAGCAAAGCTGACTCAAGTTGTGCTCTCTGTCGCACAAGCATTTGGAGGCGGTAAAGATCGTAACCGGACCAAGATTTCGGACTTCTTGCCCTTTGAGCTGGATGCAGAGAGTTCTGAAGTTGAAGAACGTACAAAAGAGATATTGACTAAACTAATAAAGAGTCAGCGTATTCCGGCACACGTTATTGCTGCTCTTAGTCCACATATAACCCCTGGATAATCTGTGGCTTCTTTAGGCGACCTTACTCTATTTATCAGCGCTGAAACAAACAGAGCGCAGAAAGATATAAAGGGTCTTGGGAAAGAGGCAGATAGGGTTGTAGGCAAGAAGCGCGAGATAGGGTTTGATTTTGGTAAGGCGCGTAACGATATTCGCAACTTTAAGAGGGATATACAGGCTGCAGGTGAGGCAGCAAAGGTGGCTTTCAAAGTCGCCAAGATGGAGGGTTTCTTAGACGATGAGATTGAATCTGCAGAAACTCTAGTAAAGACAACAAAGAGAATTGGTGGCGGTCTTAACGAGGCAAGAAAGCCAGGTAAGCTCCTAAAACAAACCTTTGATAGTGTAGGCACCTCGATTGTCGGAGTCGTTAATAACGTCGCAAAGCTGGGGTTTGCTCTTTATGGAATTCA